TTGCGGAGACCGTAAGCGGGTGATTATTAACCTAGCACCACGTCACACCAAATCGGAGTTTGCCTCCTACCTTCTCCCTGCATGGCTACTGGGTAAATACCCCAAGAAAAAGATTATGCAGATTTCGAACACGTCAGAGCTTGCAGAGGGTTTTGGTCGTAAGGTGAGAAACCTTGTTGGGAGTGAGGAATATCGGGAGATATTTCCTGATGTAGAGCTTCGACAAGACTCGAAAGCGGCGGGACGCTGGAACACTAATCATGGCGGAGAATATTATGCAACAGGGGTGGGAGGAGCGCTGGCTGGTCGCGGTGCTGATTATGCAATTATTGACGATCCTCATACTGAATCGGAAGCTCTAGCAGCGCAGTCTAATCCTGCTATTTACGATAAGGTATATGAGTGGTACACGTCGGGTCCTCGTCAGCGTTTGCAACCTGGGGGGTCTATTATTTTAGTAATGACTCGTTGGTCCAAAAGAGATTTAACAGGGCAGATTATTAACTCTGCTGCAAAAAACAACAGCACAGATATTTGGGATGTCATTGAGTTTCCCGCTATTTTACCTTCAGGCAAATCACTATGGCCGGAGTATTGGAGCCTAGAAGCCCTCGATGCTGTTAAAGCAGAGATACCAAATGCCAAGTGGCAAGCACAGTACCAACAGAACCCAACGTCCGAAGAAGGGGCGTTAATTAAGCGTGAGTGGTGGCGCGAGTGGGAAAAAGAAGATCCACCCAAGAATATAGATTTTATCCTTATGTCATGGGATACCGCGTTCGAGAAGCATAATAAGGCAGATTACAGTGCTTTAACGGTGTGGGGCGTGTTTGAGTATGATGGTGATGATGGAGAGAAAAGACCCAATATTATTGTGCTTGATGCAGTAAAGAAACGTGTAGAATTCCCAGAACTTAAGCAGTGGGCGATTGAGGCGTACAGAGAGTGGAACCCAGATGGGGTGATTATTGAGAAAAGAGCATCAGGTGCTCCGCTTATATATGAGCTTCGACGCATGGGCATACCAGTGCAAGAATATACACCCACGAAGGGTAATGATAAAATATCTCGAATAAACAGCATCGCGGACATATTTGCCTCTGGGTTTGTATGGGCGCCACAGACACGCTGGGCGGATGAGCTTATTGACGATGTAGCGTCTTTCCCTGCTGGTGAGCATGACGATTTGGTGGATACCGTGAGCCAAGCTATGCTACGCTTTAGACAAGGCGGCTTTGTCAGAACTTCAAGCGATGAGGAATATGAACAACAAAACTATTCGCGCAGACGTAGACCTTACTATTAAACAACATTGAGGCATTAAATATGGCAATGACACAACCCATGTCACCCTTTAACTTAGATGACGAAGACCAAGAACCTATTGAAATAGAGATTCAAGACATAGACCCAGAAACTGGTGAAGAATTTAGTATGTCCTATAGTGAGGACACAGATGTTGAAGAAGTGCCTGAGTTTGACGCTAACTTAGCAGAGCATTTGGACGATGACTATCTTTTCTCACTGGCTAATGACCTTGTGCATGACTATGATAATGATAGAAATTCACGCAAAGACTGGGAAGATACTTATAAAGACGGGTTAGATTTGCTTGGTCTTAAGTATGATGACCGTATGGAGCCTTGGCCTGGAGCTTGTGGTGTTAACCACCCGCTACTACTTGAAGCTGTTGTAAGGTTTCAAGCGGAGATGATTACCGAAACACTGCCAGCGGCAGGTCCTGTTTCAACAGAGATTTTTGGTAAGCAAACACCAGATAAACAAGCGGCGGCAGAGCGCGTAGCGGCTGATATGAACTATCAGATTATGAAGCGTATGCCTGAGTTTAGAAACGAGCAAGAGCGCACGTTTTGGGCGCAAGCACTGATTGGGTCAGCATTTAAGAAGGTGTATTTTGATCCAACACTAGGGCGCCAAACCAGCGTGTTTATCCCAGCGGAAGACTTTGTGGTTTCTTATGGTACGTCTGACTTAGCGAGTTGCCCACGCGCGACTTATGTAATGCGTAAAAACCACAATGAACTACGTAAACTTCAGGTATCTGGGTTCTATAAAGACGTTGAGCTTGAGAAGCCAGCTAAGCACACTGAGAAAATTCAGGATGCAAAAGACAAAGAAGGGGGTTACTCGGCTATTTATGATGACCGCCATATCCTGCTTGAAATGATGGTAGACCTTGATTTAGAAGGGTTTGAAGACCTTGATGAGATGGGTGAGCCGACAGAAATTGCGCTTCCGTATGTTGTGACTATCGAGAAAAGTTCTATGGAAATCATAGGGATTCGCAGAAACTGGAAGGAAAGCGACGAGCTTAAAATTAAAAAACAGTATTATGTTCACTACCCTTACGTACCTGCTGATGGGTTCTATGGGTTTGGTTTAGTACAAATTATTGGTGGTTTTGCTAAAAGTGCGACCTCTATTATCCGTCAGTTGGTTGATGCAGGTACGTTGTCAAATCTTCCAGCAGGTTTTAAAACTCGCGGAATGCGAATCCTAGGCGATGATACCCCAATTTCTCCAGGGGAATTTAAAGATGTTGATATTCCATCAGGTGCGCTAAAAGACAATATTCTGCCTCTACCCTATAAAGAGCCGTCAGCGGTACTGTATCAACTATTGCAGACTGTGGTAGATGAAGGGCGGAGAATGGGGTCAGTAGCTGACCTTAAAGTAGCTGATATGAACGGGCAAACGCCTGTGGGTACAACGCTCGCTATCCTAGAGCGCACACTTAAAGTAATGTCAGCGGTGCAAAGTCGCGTGTATCATGCACTAGACCAAGAGCTAAAACTCCTTGCGGATATTATTAAAGACTCAGGTGACGAAGGCTATGACATCGTGTTTACCGATGATAAGCCACACACTCGTGAAGAAGACTATGGCAACGTAGAGATTGTACCAACAAGTAACCCCAACGCCTCTACAATGGCGCAACGAGTCATGCAGTATCAAGCGGCAGTGCAACTAGCACAACAATCACCACAGATATATGACATGGCAAACCTGCACAGCCAGATGCTCAAAGCACTTGGTATCGAGAATGTAGAGACGCTTATCCCTGCTGGCAAAGAAGTTAAACCGATGGATCCTGTGTCAGAAAACATGAATTTGATGAAGGGAACTAAGGTAAAAGCCTTTATGTACCAAGACCATATGGCTCATATGACCATCCATACAAACCTGTTAAATGACCCAAAAATGGCGCAGGCGTTTCAAAATATGACCAACGGTCAGCAGATTCAAGCGGCTATTCAGGCTCACGTTATGGAGCATGCAGCGTTCCAGTATCGGTCAGAAATGGAGCAAATGATGGGTGTTGAGTTGCCTAAACCAGAGGAAGAAATTCCAGAAGAAATGGAAGTTAAACTCAGTAAATTACTTGCTGAAGCATCTGATATGCTACTTAAAAAAGATCAAAACGAAGCTCAACAACAGCAAGCACAGCAACAAGCACAAGACCCTGTTATTCAAATGCAGCAGAAAGAGCTTGAGCTTAAAGAGATAGAAGTTAAAGGCAAACTCGACATTGAACAGAAAAAGATTGATCTACAAGAGCGCGTAGCAGTCCTTAACGCAAGTGCTAAAGGTGACGAACTTGCCGCTAAACACGCTATTAGCTTAATGGGCGCAGAGCAAGCTATGGAGCAGATGCAAATGGCTCAAGCGGTTAAAGAGCAACAACTTGCAATGCAACAGCAACAACAAGCGCAAGCTCAGCAGCAAGCTCAGCAGCAAGCTCAGCAGCAACTGCCTAGTGGACAACCTCAATGAAGGCTTTCAATTTTGATGACTGGTTCACAAAAGAGATAAACGAACAGATCGCCAGCCGCAGAGATGCGCTGGCTACTGCCAATGGCATAAAAGATTTCGCTGACTATCAGCAAATCGTGGGTGTACTTTCGGGGCTTACACTCGCGCTTAATACGTATAAAAGCCTCGCTAAAAAACAGATGGAGTACGACGATGAGTAGTATTGACGCAATTGACAAGGAAGCTACAGAAGATCAGTTAGAAAAACTAATTGAGATGCTGCCCGACCCAGTGGGTCCAAAAATCCTTATTATCACACCAACGATTGAAGAAAAAACAACAGGTGGGATTATTAAGCCAACAAGTGCGCTTCAGAAAGAAGAAGTCGCATCAACTATCGGTATGGTAGTAAAAATTGGTCCTGACGCATACCAAGACAAAGTGCGTTTTCCAAACGGAGCTTGGTGCAAAGTAGGTGATTTTGTGATTACTCGTGCTTATTCAGGTACTCGCGGTAAGGTAATGGGTAAAGAGTTTCGCATTGTATATGACGACCAAGTAGACGGTGTAGCAACCACTGTTGAAGGTTTTGGTAGAGCTTACTAGGAGGAATTATGGAACATTTAAATGAAGAAGTTGATGTATTAGATAACGACAGCGATATTGATATTGAAATAGAAGACGATACTCCTGAGGAAGATCGAGGCAGAGAGCCGCTAGCAAATGCGGAAGAAGTCAGCGATGACGAGTTAAGTCAGTATTCGACTAAAGTCCAAAAAAGAATTAACGAAGTAAACCGTAAATACCACGACGAGCGACGTGCAAAAGAAGCCATTGCGCGTCAAAGTGCAGAGGCAGTTAACTATGCTAAAGCTGTCCTTGAAGAAAATAATCGGTTAAAAGAAACACTCACATGGGGTGAAAAAGCTCTGATCGAGCAAGCGCAACAAAAGCTTGTATATGATACGGTTATAGCAGAAGCACAGTATAAAAGAGCATATGAAGACAATGACTCTGAAGCGCTTGTTATGGCACAAAGAGAACTTTACCGAGTACAGACTGAGGCAGACCAATTAAAAAATTATCGCCCAGCGCAACAAAACTTGCAATCACCCCAAGTTCCTGCTTATACTGAGTACCAACAACCAGTAGAAAAACCACGCGATCCAAAGGCTGAAACGTGGGCAGCCAAAAATTCATGGTTTGGTCAAGATAGAGAAATGACCAATTTAGCCTATGCGGTACATGAAAATCTGGTTAACGCAGGAGTAAACCCTATAACCGACCCCGATTATTATGTGCAAATAGATAAACGGATGAGAGAGGTTTTTCCAGATAGATTCAAGGGGGCTACGCGAAACGGGACCGTTGTAGCGCCAGCGTCAAGAACGATGCCCTCTAAAAAAGTCACGCTTTCATCTACGCAAGTAGCCATCGCAAAACGCTTGGGCGTGTCCTTACAGGACTACGCAAGACAAGTCGCCAAATTACAATGAGGATTACCAAATGACTGAGCCACGAAATAGACAACAAGAAACTCGCCAACAAACAGAACGTGCGGCGGCTACATGGAAGCCAGCAAATGACTTACCAGAGCCAACACCGCAACCAGGTTGGGTTTTCCGATGGATTCGTACTTCGTATTTGAATAATCCAGACCACAAAAATGTTAGCACTACCAAACGCGAAGGATGGGTTCCATGCTCCGCGAAAGACCACCCCGAGATTGATATGACATTTGATACTCGCTCGGCTGGAGGCTCTGGCAATGAAAACATCGAACTTGGTGGACTCATGCTGTGTAAAATGCCTGTTGAGGTTGCAGAGCAACGAAATGCTTACTACAACAACATGACACGCGCACAAACTGATTCCGTAGATCACAACGCAATGAGAGAAAGCGACCCAAGAATGCCTAAATTCACGGATCGTAACTCGAAAGTAACTTTTGGCAGCGGTAGATAAAATGCCGCTATCGTCCTTATTTGGAGGAAATTATGGCTGTAGGAATCCAAGGATTCAATCCAGTTAACTTGATCGGTGGTCAAGTTTACGCTGGCGCGGTACGTCAATTACCTATTGCTTCTGCTTATGCGGAAAACATTGGCTTTGGCGATTTAGTGGGTATTTCTGGTGGTTATATTGTTCGCGTAAACGCTTCTGGCTCTAACGTAACACAAAGCACCTTCCCAACCGTTAAACCTGTAGGTATCTTTTTAGGCTGTAGCTTTACAGACCCTAACTTAAAATACTTCGTTAACAAACAATTCTGGCCAACAGGTACTGTAGCATCTGATGCTATGGCACTTGTCTGCGAAGACCCAGAAGCGGTGTTAAAAATTACCTTAACTAACGCAGGTACAGCCTATACTTCTAGTGCTGCTACTGTTGCCGCAGTGGGTAAAAACATTGGGTACTACCAACCATCAGTACCAATGAGCACCTCAACTGGAAACAGTTTGGTATCAGCTAACTTTGCTGTTGCAGCGACTACAGCGACGCTACCATTCCGTATTGTTGATTTAGTAAAAGACACAGCGCTTCCTGATGGTACATTTGTAGAAGCATTAGTCACCTACCAGTTAGGTGTTCATTTCTATCGTCAAACTACAGGAGCTTAATCAATGGCTGCTATTTCTAGATCCCAACAGATAAAAGAACTCATTCCTGGGCTGAACGCCTTATTTGGTAATGAGTACGCGCGCTATGGTGAAGAGCACAAAGAAATCTTTGAGATTGAAAGTTCTGATCGTTCATTCGAAGAAGAATTAAAACTCGCTGGTTTTGGCGCTGCGCCAACCAAAAACGAAGGCCAAGCAATGTCTTACGACACTGCGCAAGAAGCATGGTCAACACGCTATACCCACGAAACTATTGCTTATGGTTTTGCTATCACTGAAGAAGCGATGGAAGATAACTTGTATGACTCATTGTCAGCTCGTTATACCAAAGACTTAGCTCGTGGTATGGCATACACAAAACAAGTTAAAGCGGCTAATATCTTAAACAACGGCTTTAACCAAAACTACTTAGGTGGTGATGGTGTATCATTGTTTGGTACTAACGGCTCAGGCACTGTAACTAACCATCCGTTAATCAACGGCTCAACTGTTAGTAACCGTCCTGCTACAGCAGCAGATTTAAACGAAACTTCACTTGAAGCGGCTGTTATTCAAATCGCTGGCTGGACTGACGAACGTGGTCTTTTGATTGCGGCTAAACCTAAAAAATTAGTTATTCCTCCTTCACTTCAATTCGTTGCAACTCGTTTGCTTGAAACTGAATTACGGGTTGGTACAACTGATAATGACGTTAACGCACTCAAAAACAACGGCGCGATTCCAGAAGGCTATACACTCAATCACTGGTTAACCGACAATAACGGTTGGTTCTTGTTGACTGACGTGCCAAATGGCTTGAAACATTTCATTAGAACTCCGTTGTCTACTTCTACAGACGGAGATTTTGATACTGGGAACTTACGTTTCCGTGCTCGTGAACGTTACTCTTTTGGGTTCTCAGATCCATTAGGTGTGTACGGTTCACCAGGTACAAGCTAAGTAAAATCAAGCACTTACGTGTTTATGGAAGCCCCCTTTACGGGGGTTTCTTTTTGTGATATGATTTCCCGTGTCAAATCACATATCGGAGAAAAGCATGGAATATCCAGCTACAAGAGAAGAAGCAAAGCGTACAGGTGCTAAATTTTATTTTACAGGTAAACCTTGCACACGCGGGCACGTAGCTCCGCGCAAAACAAAAGGATGCTGTACTGAGTGCATGAGAGAAGATTGGGTTACTGATAACGAGCGCCGTAAAGGACTACCCAAATCAGAAGCATCGAAAGCCGCAGGTAAACGGTACTATGAAAGAAACAAAGATTTAGTCAAAGCTAAAGCTGCTGCGCGACCAACAGAAACAAAAAACAAGTTTAAACGAAACCATAAGGTCAACAATCCAGAGTATTACAGAGTATTAGGTAACGCTCGTAGACGCAGGCACCGCGAAGCTACCCCTGCATGGTTAACAAAAGAGCAGAGAGAAGATATAAAACAGCTCTATACAGAAGCACAAAAGATAACAAAATTAACAGGTGTTCGGTATGAAGTAGACCATATAATCCCGCTAATAAATGACATTGTATGTGGGCTGCATGTGCCTTGGAATCTGCAAGTAATTCCTAAAACAGACAACCTCAAAAAGGCAAATAAAATAGCTTGCGCATAAGCAGTGTAATTGGTACTATCACCCCCAAATCTAGGAACTTAATTATTTGCGCAGATTGACCTAGCAAGCTTTACACAAGACTGCGTATCTTACGTGTATTTGGAGATTAAAATGGGTTTAGCATCACACTTTGGTCCTTGGAGACTTGGAACCGTATCTAACACAACTGGCACAACTGCTGGTACTATCAACAATATGGGCGCCACTGAGGTCACTCAAACTATTACCCTACCTTTCGCGTCAATCAATAGTTCGCTTACTGGTACTGCGTTTGTGCTTCCAGCAGGGGCAATGATTACGTATTTTAAATACTACGTTACAGCCACATTTAGTGGTGCAACAACAGTCAAGTTAAGTATTGGTGCTACTGACGTTACAGCTGCTACTACTGTTACAGGTCCCGCTGCTCCAGCTACTATGACAGCTGCAACTGCCGCTG